TGCGGTCGCTTCCGGCACGCTCTACAAGTATCAGATCTTCATCACGGCATCAAAGGCCGGATCCGAGGCCGCTCTCTACAAGTACCAGCACGAAGAGATCAAGCGCGCCCATCTGGACGCCTACTGGTCAGCCCTGGACGAGTTGCTCGAATGGCTTGACAGTCATCCGACTGTCGGGGGCTTCGCGGACTCATACATCCGGAAGGAACGCCAGGAACTCCCTGTCAGCAGCGCCGCGGAGTTCGACCGATACTTCCAGATTGACCGCAGCGCCTACTTCTTCAGCCGCATCCAGTACCTCATCAGGGAACAGTGGATCCGCCTGAAGCGCATCGTCTCCATGGACGACGAGGAGATGGCCGAACTCGCCAAGAGGGCGCTCTGCTACCGCGTCATGGCCCGCGTGGTCATGACCTTCGACGTGACGGAGTGGCCGAAGTGCATCCGCTACGACTTCAACCACGAATACACCAAGGGCTCGGACATCCAGGAACGCCGGACACTCGCCGGACAGTTCACGGCCGAGGCCGAAGCGAACGAGCAGCAGATCGCGACCCTGCAGTCCCGCAAGATGGGCGCAGGATCCAGAGAGAACCAGAACACAGAAGACAGCAAACACTATTTCACGCTATGATATCCGCAAAATTCGGCAAGACCACCGTCCAGGTCCCCTCAAGGTGGAGCGACTTCACCCCACAACTCCGCACCGTCTTCATCGACCTGTGCGGGGTCATGGATCTGCTCGAGAGGGATGCGATCACGTACAACCAGTTCAGAGCGCTGTCCACCATCGCGCTCCTCGGCGTTGACCGTGACAAGGTATCCCACAAGGAAGAGAAGCAGGACATCTTCTTCGAGAACATCTTCAGGCTCTCGGATCTTCTGACCTTCACCCACACCCTCCGCCCTGCAGACAAGGAAGGACAGGTCGTGGCGCTCACCATCTCACTGTGCTCCCAGCTGCTCCCGACCCTGGAGCAGAAGGACGGCAAGATCATCGAAGGCTACAGGATGGGGCTCTCTCCGGAGGGTATCGTGGAGTGCACCATCACCGCCGAACAGTACACCGACGCCCTCGGTCTGGTGGAGATGTACTCCAAGACCAGGACGGAGTCATCCCTGCGGAACCTGACGCGGATCCTGTACCCTTCCGCCGATCTGACGCAGATCCACGAGAAGGACATGATCGCGGTGTATTACAACTTCCGCGGCATCCTGGAATGGGTCAGGAACCTCCCGCAGTACCAGGTGCTTTTCGTATCCACCGGCAAGCCGAAGGGAACGCCCACACCTCTCGGAGCCGGCGGTTCCATCTTCGCCCTCGCCAAGTCCGGATACGGCACCCTCAGGGAGATCCGCGAGCTGGACATGTTCTCGTATCTGAGCGCCCTCGTCCAGATGAGCGCGGACAGCATCAGGCAACTCGCCTCGGCCGGGCTGAAGGCCTCGGCGATATCCGACAAGATGAGCATCCCCGTCGAGATCGTCTCCGACTATATGCCGAACGATTAAATTTTAACGAAAAACGACAAAATCATGAGCATACTCCGCACCACCTTCCTGTACTTCTCCCGCTTCGTTCCTCGCCCAGCTCTGGCCGCGCCCTTCATGCTGTCATCGCATCCCGGCCATGCAGACCTGAAGGAGGAGACCCTGACCCTGCCAGATGACCGCAGGATCGAAGGCATCAATGACTTCATCTTCTCCATCGACCAGAACGGCGTCCAGCAGCGCATCTCCAACGTCAAGGGGACCTTCCTGTTCGTGGACTACTCATCCGTCACCTCGACAGTGGACAGGGTGGACGTGAAGAAGGACCGCTTCCATGTGGCCATCACTGTCGCACGCCCTCGGCCGAAAGACCAGGATCAGGCGACCGAGATGCTCTGGCAGGATGAGATGCTGGACATCATCACCAACATCAGGCGCGTCATCCGCCACGACGAAGACCTCAAGAGGTCCGTCTGGTGGCTTGACTTCCCGACCACCATCTCACCATGGAACGCCCCGTCGCTGGGGAATTCCACAGGCTGGACCATGGAGTTCGACATCACAGGCATCGACATCGTATAACATCACCGAACTATGGAAAACTCACAGAACACCATCGCACAGCTGCAGGCCTACAACCCGCACATCCGCAAGATCACGGGCATCGTGATCCACTGCTCCGCCACCGAAGAGGGCGGCGACTTCGACGCTGACGATATCGACGTATGGCATACGGAGCGCGGCTTCCTCGGCATCGGCTACCACTACGTCGTGAAACTGGACGGAACGATCCAGACGGGCCGCGACCTGACCAAGGCCGGCGCCCATGTCTCCGGACACAACAGGAACACCATCGGCATCTGCTACATCGGGGGGCTTGACGCCAAGACGAAGAAGGCGAAGGATACCAGGACCCCGGAGCAGAAGGAGTCCCTCCGCTGGCTGATCCGCGCCATCAAGGCCCACATGAAGGGCGGACAGACCCTCACGGTCAAGGGTCACAGGGACTACAGCCCGGACAGGAACGGCAACGGCATCATCGACGCATCCGAGCGCCTGAAGGAGTGCCCGTGCTTCGACGCCATACCAGAATACTCCGACATCTGATACTCACCGGTACAAGGTCATTTTTGTGTTTCGGAAAGACTGCAGCAGTGATGCTCCAGTCTTTCTTTTTTGTATCTTTGTGCAAAATTTTTTCCTGAACATGGCACGAGACAAGAACAACGGATTCAACCCGAGGGTCATCATTTGCGAAGAGCATGGAGAGAAAGGTCTGAAAGTGGCCCAGAAGATAGATATGGTCTTCATGATGGCGAAGTCCATCGACGCCGCTGATGAGCGACGAAGATGCTCCGGATCCGAGAAAAATGACTAAATTTGCACGTCATACAATTACGACATCTTTGATCCATACACACCGGTCGCCTCCCTGTGAAGGGCGGCGGCTTTTCTTTTGCCGTGGCAAATCCGGACATATTCGTAGAATATGGCGCCTATTTTGCCACACCATCAGCCCGAGAGTATACGCAAAAAATTACAAAAATTGTTGCATGTGTCGTTTTTTTCCCTACCTTTGCTCCCGTTCACCACATACTGTACCGTCGCAACCCAACCTATTTGGGTGTATAATTGCATACGGAAATTCAGGTATCTCCAGCAGGGTCGCCGGGAAGAAATGAACGGCAGCGACGTAGTACTCGTGGTGAACAGCCCTCGCCGGAGATATTTTATATATTAAATTATCACTATGTTCAAAACGTACTACTCTAAGGCGGTTCTCACCGCCAGCAGGAAATCCCTCGAGTTTCTGATCGAGGAGACAGGCAATCAGATCGTCGCACTGCAGACCCTCGCAAAGGTCGTGGATGACACCGACGCCCCGATAGACCAGCAGGTCCTCGAGGAACTCGACAATCTCTTCACCACGGCGAACAGGATGCTCCACCAAGAGGTGGCGAACCTGGACCACATCGAGCAGATGCAGAAGTCGGCGAAGGAGGCCCGCGCAGCCCACAAGAATATCCGCGCATCACACATCACCAAACAGTCGAACCAGGCACACGGTGCCACAGCGTAAGGAGGAATAGATTATGGCAAAATTTGCAGGACCTTGCGGATGGATCACCCGCACAGCCGCACAGCTCCACGATGGAGTCGGCGAGATTGAAAACTATGTCCTCAAGAGGAAGAATCTCCCTGAAGATGTACGCCAGACCCTCATGGAAGTACAGCTACAGCTGAACAGGGCAGCCAGCCGCCTCTACGATTGCTCCCGCGCACTCATCGAGGCCGACGCCGAGGAACTCTCAAGGAAGGAGGGCAGGTGATGAGAGCGGACGAGATCACCATGCAGGACATCAAGGAAGTCCTGACGATAGCGGAGGACGTGGGCAAAATCACCAGAAGACTCGACAGACTCCATATCTACAAGTCCCACGGCGAGAGCCGCAGGAAGGACATCACGCAGAAGTACGACGACGACATCGTCAGGATCATCGGCGAACTCGATGACATCAAGGCCGACATCAAGGTCCTCGCGTCCAACATCCTGAACGACTCGATATCTGACAACGCCAGCAAGGAGGTCGGAAATGAGCAAGATGACTGACGAACTCATGGAGGCGATGTACCACCTGCACAAGGGTCTCCACATCTTCAACAAGACCTTCCACTCCCTTCCGGAGACAGTCAAGGAGAAGCACGGATCCACCCACAACGACATCATCTTCGACACCAACGCGAACGCCGGACTGATAGGCGATATCGTCATAGACCTGCTCAAGTAAAAACGCTATATTTGCCGAAAAGTTTTTCACCATGTTTTCAACACAGTTCAAGCACGACCTCACGAACTTCATGACCGCACAGGGCTCCGCCCTTCTGAACCATCAGAGAGCCATCGCGGACGCTTACTACAAGACCCGCACAGGCACGCTCTCGAGAGCGCTCGGAGGTCAGCCTGAAGTCCAGCAGATGAAGGTCTCGATACCATACCCGAAGCACATCCGCTTCCTGGACATGAAGAAGACCCGGCTCGGCAAGAGGAAGAAGAGATACGCGCAGATATACAACCGCTACGTCTACGGATATCTCAAGAGTCCGGTCTGGAGGGTGCTCATGGCATCCATACCGAAGGCCATGATCCGGACGATAGAAGAAGCACTCACCCACAAAACCAGATGACAATGTAGCGTTTTTTTGATTTGCATTTTTTTGGGACGGCCCTCTTCGGCCGTCCTTTTTTCGTTCCGGCTCCCGTCCTAACTTCGCAAGAAAACAGGACAATATATGAGCATCGAAAATGAAGTCGTACGATTTATCGCACAGGTGGATCTGGACCCGCAGGACCAGGCGAAGTTCACCGCCGGCCTGAAGGAGGCGGAGGCGGAGTGCGAGGCGCTGAGGGCTACCATCAGCAAGGCTTCGCAGGCGCTGGCGCAGATGCGCGCCAGGGGCGAAGAGAACAGCGAGGAATACATGCGCCAGGCCGAGATCCTGAAGGAGAGCCACAAGCAGCTGAAGGAACAGATCAAGGTCACGAACAAGTACTCCTCAGCCCTCTCCACGAACCAGATGTCCATCAAGCAGCTGAAGGATCACGCGAAGCAGCTCCGCGGGGCGCTGAACTCCATGCACAAGGACGCGAACCCTGAACTCTGGGAGAAGTACAACAAGGAACTCATCGAGACCGAGAAGCGTCTGGGCGATCTGAAGATCGGGGTCGCCGGCATCAAGGAGCCGCTCCTGTCTCTTGAGAAGATCAAGGGCACGATGAAGACCCCCGCCTTCTGGCTGACCGCAGCCACCACGGCAGCGGCCGGACTGTTCGCCGGCTTCAAGAAGATGACGGAGCAGACCCAGGTATGGGGCGACAAGTGGGCGATGGTCCAGGCGAAGTTCAACGCCGGATGGAACCAGCTCATCGCGAACATCGCCCAGGGAGACAATGTCATCAAGGGCTCGATCCGCTCGGCCATCGAAGCGGCGGAGAAGGCTCAGAAACTCCGCGACGAACTCTTCGAGCGCCAGAACGCCCTGAACATCATGGAGGCGGAGTACCAGGGCAAGATCAACACACAGCAGGCCACAGTGCAGGACTCGTCCAAGTCATCCGAGGAAAGGATGGCAGCTCTTAATGAGGTCATGAGGCTGGAGACCGAACTGTCGGAGAAGAAGAAGGAAATCGCGGCACAGGAGCAGGAAGCGGCCCTTGCCGTCCTGTCTGCCCGCATGAAGATCTCGAAGGAGGAGGTCAAGCTGATCGTGGACAAGTATGAAGAGAACAGGGACCTCATCCTTCAGGCTCAGGAATACAACGGCATCCAGCAGGAGATCGCCAAGAACTCATCGACCATGCTCTACCTCGGCGGCCATGGTGCTGACACTTCCGCCATCCAGAAGGAGATCAACCTGCTCCACGAGACCGCAGAGGGATATGATGACGTCATCAAGTACTACGGCCACCTGATCGCCCAGTACGATCTCGGAAATGACGAGATGGTCAAGGCATACGTGGACGCGACGGTCCAGATGCAGCAGGCCGACAATGACCTGTCCGCAGCCAACGCCGCCCAGGCCCGCCGCCGCGGCTCTCTGAACAAGCAGATCGAGCAGGAGCAGAAGAAGGCGCGCGAAGACGCATACAAGGCCCGCACGGACGCCATCGACAAGCAATACAAGGAAACCATCAACGCACTCAAGCAGCAGCTCCTCCGGAGGGAAATCACCGAGGCCGAGTTCCAGGCGAAGAGCATCACGGCCGAGACTGTCATGCTCGAGCAGAAGAAGGCGGTGAACATCGCCTTCGGCAAGGACATCATCGACATCGAGAGCAGACTCATCGACCAGCGTCTGAAGATCCAGCAGGACATGCAGAAGAAACTGGAGGCTGACGACAAAGCCTTCCGCGAGGCGATGAAGAGGAACACCGAGGAAATGGAGAAGGAACTGGACCGTCTGATCGCCGATGAGACCGCAGCGCTGGAGGCGGAGCTCGAGAACGACCCCATCACCGTCCCGCTGGTCGTCCAACTGTTCAACGATAACCTCAAGGAAACGAAGCGGAGCAAATCCGCCCGCATAGAAGAGACCGACAGCAACTTCGCCGCAGATATGCAGAAACTGCAGCAGACGTACGATCTCAAGCTCATCAGCGAGGAGGAGTTCCTCGCCCGAAAGAAGGCCCTGAACGAGCAGTACGCCACCGACATCATGGCCATCGAGACGGAGACTGCCAGGAACACCCTCGGGGTCATCAACGAGATCATCAACCAGGTCGCGCAGATGACCGCATCAGCCAAGGAGTCCGAGCTCGCCAAGCTGGACGCCCAGATGGAGAAGGAACTGACCCTCGCCGGGGACAATGCCGACGAGAGGGAACGCATCGAGGCGGAGTATGAGGCGAAGAAACTCGACCTGCAGAAGAAATACGCGGACGTGGACATGGGGATCCAGATCGCCCAGGCTCTCTCGGCCGGTGCGCTTGCAGCCGTCCAGGCATGGAACGCCGCAGCCGGCAATCCGGTCCTCGCCGGAGTCATCACCGCGCTCATCGCGGCGACGACAGCCGCACAGGTGGCCACCATCGTCCAGCAGCGCAACACCATCAAGAACGCGACACCAGGCTCAGCCGGAGGCGGTGCTTCAGGCGGTACCGCTCCCATCGGATTCTCGGACGGAGGATACACCGGAGACGGCGGACGCCTGGAGGTGGCCGGGGTCGTGCACCGCGGGGAATACGTGGTACCGCAGCCGGTTCTGCGTGATCCTGCAGTCGCGGCCATGGTGGCCGACATCGAAGGACGCAGGCGCAGGCGCATCCCGTCACGCAGTCTTCCGGGATTCGCCGACGGAGGATACACATCCGGAGCCTCAGGAACTCCGGACGGGTCTGTCCTCGTCGATATCCGCGACCTTCTGGTCGATATCAGGAACACCCCTATCCCCGCCTACATCTCACTCAATACCATCGACGCGGCGAACGATATCCGCAGCCGCTTCCGTGCCCGCACATCATTAAAACGTAAGCCATGAAGATAATCTTAGAAGACGGTGTTCTCGACCTTCCGGAGGGCTTCTCCTTCGAGATAGAGCACCACCACCCGTTCTACTCCGATGAGGGAACAGCATCGATACCGGCAACACTTCCAGCCACCCCGAACAACCTGACGCTCCTCTCCCGTCCGGAGTCATTCCAGCGGAGCAAGCGCTTCATCAAGGAGAAGGAAGCGATACTTGAGAGCGGATCCTTCAGGAAGAAGTGCACGATACTCATCGAGTCGGCCTCCGACAAGAGCATCTCCGCATCCCTCGCCCTGCAGGAGAGCGAGATGTATGCCGCCGCTCAGGACAAGAAACTGAAGGACATCCTCGCCGACATCTCGTACCGCATGTCGAAGATGAACAACGCCACCCCGTACGAGATCTACACCGGCACATACAGGAACAGCTGGTACCTCAATGACGTCGCCCTCTTCCCTGTGGCCGCCGACATGGATCCAGAGAAGGGCACGGCCTTCATCATCAACAACCCGTCGTCGGATACCATCGTGGACTCCGCCCGCACCGTCACCATCGGGGACTCCCAGGTCTCGGTACCGGAGGGCTACGGAGTCGCTCCGTACCTGTACCTGTGGGCCGCCATCCAGTACACCTTCGAGCAGCTGGGCTACACTGTCAAGACGAACGACTTCAAGACCGAGCTCTACTTCAGGCATCTGGTGCTTCTTCATGACCTCGCCGATGTATGCTGCGAGACCTACGACCTCGACCTCCTGTGGGCCTTCCACTACTCCGACCTCGTGCCGGACATCACCGTCGGGGAGTTCATCACATGGCTCCATGACAAGTTCGGCGCCATCGTCACCCATGACTCCGGAGTCGTGGAGATACTCCTGTTCTCCCCACGCTCGAAGAACCTCCCGCCCGACCTGGATCTTACAGAGTACACCAGGGAAGGCATCACCGTCACCTATCCGGAGCCGCAGGGCCTGAGGCTGTCCATGGAGACATCCATAGAGAGGGCCGAACCGGCAGCGGAGTCCATGGAAGATCTGCGCATCCTGTTCGAGAACTGCGGAAACGCGGCGAGTTACGACGCCATAACCGGCTCCGGCCTGTTCTTCGTTCCGCCGCTCGGCCAGTACTTCTTCAGCGACGGCAACGGCAACATCTCCCTCCTCGGCTCCGAGGCTTTCCCATACTCCAGGAAGGCGTCACCGGCGGAGTGTATGGAGATATCCACCGCCGACGAGTTCGTTCCGATGGTCCGTTTAAATAATATGTATATGCCATATATCGGCCAGCGGCAGCATAAATACATAGGGGCGGGCGATCCTGCTCCAGCCCAGTCCATCAAGATCTGCTACGCCCATTTTTCCGGCGGAGTCTTCCAAGGATCCACGAACACATACGGAAAGTCCGGCAGCGTCATCTCAGCCGTCTCCGGCGCCACGACTCCTGTCCGGTTCCCGTCGCTCACCCCTGAAGGACTCCGGACATGGTGGGAAGTCATGGAGACATGCCTGCTGAACTCCGCACCCGTTCTCGAGGCGGAGATGGACATCCCGATCTCCGTCGTGCTATCTACAGACCTGACCACCCCGAAACTCCTGAAGGGCGCGCGCGTCATCATCACGGACATGACCTTCACTGTCGGAGAGTCCGACATCGCTCACGCTGTGGCCACCCTGCAGGTCCTCCCTCAGTACTCCGACCTTCTGACGTCTCCGAAGATCATCTTCGGCACAGCCTACTCCTGGAAGGTGGAGAGCACCCGCTGGCTCTACGACGGCGGAGCGTACACTGTCATCTCCACCGACGGACTGACGGACTACACCGAGAACGACGCGCCCGACTACAAGCCCGGATCCGTAGGCGTGAAGGTCAAGGTGCGCCAGCGCTGGCTGAAATACAGGTACTACAAGAAGATCAAGAAGTGGTGGGGCACAAGTTCGACAGAATACACAGGCACCCACAAGTGGGAGGAGTACTTCATCTCCGTCTCTTCGTCATCATAAAACGTCAATACAATGGATATCACACAACTCAAGAACACGGTCAGATATCTCGACCAGCTCGCAGATCTGACCATGCCAGGCAACATCGCATTCTCGTCGCACATCATACTGAAGGAGACCGACGGCGCGACGATCATGGACGAGAGGTACTACGGGGACTTCTCCGGAGTGATCCGTCTGGACCTGACGGACCACCTCGCCCAGTATGCCGAACCCACCCCAGGGGGCGATGAGTTCGACGCCTCGCAGGAACTCGACCTCACGCTGTCCGTCAACGATGTCGAGTACCCGTTCACGCTGGTCCTCCTTCATTCCGCGTCCGTCCTCAGACTGTCGGAGATCGACATGCTGCGCATCCCTGACAGACCGTTCCC